AGATGAAGAAGAATACAATTCCGTTATTGCCGAGAAAGATGACACAGTACAAGAATACAAAGAACGTCTACAACAGGTAGAGAAACTAATCATGCCGTTTCTAACCAAGTTGTTGAAAACTGCCGACCAACCAATCATCAAGTGGCCTAATCGTAAAGAAACATTAGAGGCACAAATACAAAAAATACTTGCTTTAACCAGAGATTAACTATATAATTGTACTAGGAGATATATTATGAAAGATTTGATTATCGGATGTTCCACCGGTTATAAATGGGACACAATTAAGTATTGGGTCAACTCTATCAATCAGTCAGGTTTCACTGGCGATAGAGTTATGATTATGATGAATGCTGACAAAGAGACAGTAGATAAAGTCACTGACACAGGATTCAAAGTTATTGGATTCAAACGGGATGAACAAGGCAACCTTGTGTATCAGTCCAATATTATGGTACACGTTGAGAGATTTCTCCACATCTATAATTACTTGTCACAGAATGAGTATCGTTATGTTATTACGACTGACGTTAAAGATGTTATTTTCCAAAGCAATCCATTCAAACACATTGAGAAACATATGGGTCAACGTCAACTATTGATGTTCTCCTCTGAAAGTATGTTGTACAAAGATGAACCATGGGGTAACCAAAACTTGTTGGAAACTTATGGCCAATTCATCTATGATAGATTCAAAGATAATCCAATCTACAACGTTGGTGTATTGGCAGGCCGTGGTGATGCAATGCGTGACTTGTGCATGAATATCTTTTCATCATGTCTAAACAAACCAATTCCAATTTGTGACCAATCTACGTTTAACTTTCTGATTTCACAAGAGCCATACAAATCAACATGTCGTTATACTAAATCAGAAGACGCATGGGCATGTCAACTAGGTACAACTGCAGACCCAAGTAAGATTGACCAGTTCAGACCATTCTTATTGGAACCATCTCCACACATGGAGATAGATAAAGTAGTAACGTCACAGAATAAAGAGTATGTGATTGTTCACCAGTATGATAGAGTGCCTGCATGGCGAAAGATTATTGAAGCAAAATATGGCTAAAATTTTATATGTTGTCCACCGATATGCCCCATATCCCGGTGGTTCTGAAAATTATGTACGTGATATGGCAGAAGAAACATTCCGTAGAGGACATGATGTAACTGTACTTGCAGGCGAACACAAAGGTGATTTGAACGGAGTCAAAGTAACAAGTGACTTTCAAATTATGGGTTCAGAAGTCTTTGATTTGATTGTTGTGCATGGTGGTGACGTTGGTGTACAAGATGTTGCGTTAATGAATGCACAAAGAATTCCATCACCAATGTTGTTCATGTTGATTAAACCATCTGAGAGTGCCACATATCAACATGCAATGAAACATGTTAAGTACATTGGTTGTTCTACCAAAGAAGATTGGGAGTCAGCATTCAAACACGGATATAGAGACAAAGCAGTTCGTGTGTCGCATGGCATTGATGCAGAGATTTCTTCAGGTACACCTGGATTCCGTGAGAAGTATGGAATCACAACACCATATATGTTCTTGTCGTGTGGTGGTTTTTGGCCTAACAAAGCATTTCATGAATTGATTGCCACATTCAACGGTGTTGGTCGCAATGATGTGACACTGGTTCTAACTGGTTATGATAATCGTCACAGTATCATGCCACCAAATTCAGAACACGTGAAGGTGTTGATGATTGATGACCGCAATGATGTTATGTCTGCGATTAGAGATGCTGACCTCTATATCATGCACTCACACTCAGAAGGATTTGGATTGGTTCTGCTGGAATCAATGTTAAATAGAACAGCATGGGCATCACGCAATATTGCAGGTGCCAAGGTGCTGAAAGATTTTGGCTTTACATATGAGAATGATTCAGCACTACGTGAGTACATGATTGACTTCAAAGGTGTACCAGAATCCAAACTTGATGATGCACATGAATATGTGATGAACGCACACTTGATTAAAAACACAGTAAATGATATTTTGAAATTAATATGAAAATAACTTTTGGTATAACAACAGACTACTCCAATCAACCACAAATAAACGAAGTAATCTCGTCTATCAGATCACTACAAATACCTGATTATGAAATTTTAATTGTTGGTGGTGAGAAGAAAGAAGATATGGTTGACGTAACGCATATCTATTTTGATGAGACTCAACAACCTGGTTGGGTAACACGCAAGAAGAACACCATTGTTCAGGCAGCAAAGTATGACAACATCGTATTGATGCATGACTACTATATGTTTGATAAAGATTGGTACAAGAACTTCTTAGAGTTTGGTGAAGAATGGGATATCTGTTCTAACAAACAACTACTCATTAATGACAAGAGACACTTTACAGATTGGGTGACATGGGATGATCCTGTATTCCCACGTTACACTGCTCTGAGACATGATGATTGGTCACGTACTAACTATATGTACGTATCTGGTGGTTACTTTCTAGTGAAGAAACAAGTTGCACTAGATAATCCATTCAACGAAGAGCTCACACACGGCCAAGCCGAAGATGTTGAGTGGTCTCTCCGTGTGCGTCATAGATATGTGATGAAATGTAATGGTAACAGTATTGTGAAACATAATAAGTGGCATAGAGATGCAAAATAAATTAGTAATTTTTGACCTTGATGGTGTATTGATTGAATCACGTGAACTACATTATGAAGCATTGAATGATGCTCTACGTAAAGTTGGTAGTCAGTATGTGATTACACGTGAAGAACACCTAAGTCTATATGATGGTCTAAACACCACAAAAAAACTTGAGATGTTATCTGAGAAGAAAGGTCTTGACCGTAAATTCTTCAATCAGATTTGGCAAGATAAACAAGTTGCCACATTCAACCTCATCAGACAATTCCCAAAGAATAACAAACTTAGGCAGATGTTTGCCAAGTTGAGTAGTAATGGAATCAAAATTGCTATTGCAAGTAATTCTATACGTGAGACAGTTAAGTTGGCACTATTGTCTGTTGGTGTCATGGAGTATGTTGATTACTATGTCTCTAATGAAGATGTGAAACGAACTAAACCATACCCTGAGATGTACTGGCAATGTATGACTGCATTGAATGTATTGCCAAAGAACACAGTTATCATTGAAGACAGTCATATTGGTCGTCAAGGCGCATTAGATTCTGGTGCTCACTTGGTTCCAGTTAAAGATTCACACGACCTGACAATGGAAAAAATTGATGAAGCAATCGATACACTTAACGGTGTACTTAAGAAAATGATACCATGGAGAGATAAGAAAATGAACGTACTGATTCCTATGGCTGGCGCTGGTAGTAGATTCGCAGCAGCTGGTTACACATTCCCTAAACCATTGATTGAGGTTAATGGTAAACCAATGATTCAAGTTGTTGCAGAAAACCTAAACGTTGATGCACACTTCATCTACATTGTACAAAAAGAACACTATGATAAATACAACCTTAAACAATTATTAAACTTAATCTCACCTGGTTGTGATATCGTACAGGTTAATAGTTTGACAGAAGGCGCAGCATGTACAACTCTGTTGGCCAAAGAACTTATTAACAACGATGAGCCATTATTGATGGCAAACTCAGACCAATATGTGGAGTGGAACTCAAATGAATGTCTCTATGCTTTTACTGCTGACGGCGTTGATGGTGGTATCGTTACCTTTAGGGCAACCCATCCAAAGTGGTCATTTGCAAAACTCGGAGATGACGGTTTCGTCACAGAAGTAGCAGAGAAGAATCCAATTTCAAATATCGCAACAGTCGGTATCTACTATTGGAAAAAAGGTTCTGATTATGTTAAGTATGCTGAACAAATGATTGAAAAGAATATCCGTACCAACGGAGAATTCTATGTGTGTCCAGTATTCAATGAAGCCATTGGTGATGGTAAGAAGATTCGTGTCAAAGATATTCCTAAGATGTGGGGCATCGGTACTCCAGAAGATTTAAATTACTTCTTGGAGAATCATAAATGAAAGTTGCAGTTGTATTAACAGGACACCTCCGATGTTGGAGAGAGGTGTTTCCTAATTTCAAAGAAAAGATTATTGACCGATACAATCCTGATATCTACATACACACATGGGATGATGAGGCGTATTGGATTCCTGGTGATAAACAAAATAAAACAGGTATCTACGAAGGCGCACCACAAATTGTTGATGATGAAATATTGGACACATACAAACCAGTACACTATGTGAAAGAGTATTGGGAAGATTTCAATAAACACTTTGAATCTTGTGGTGAATACTTTACGAACTATGCACACAGACCAAAGAATATTCTATCGATGTTCTACAAGATGCACCAAGGTTTCTCCTCACTTGAAACACACGTTGCACGACTACAATCATCATATGATTTGGTAATTCGTATGCGTCCTGATATGTTGATACACGATGACCTGCCTGATTTTGATCCAAATGTATTCTACACTGTTGCAGCCAGAAACCATTTAGGTCAAGGCACCGGTGATGTAATGCAAGTTGGTAACTTTATTTCTATGATGTTCTTCACCAAAATGATTACAGTAATTGGTTCTGTCTACAAACAAACTGATCTATTATGTCCTCATGTAATGTCAACGCAACACATTAAGAACCTTGGATTCAACTGGCAAGAGATAAATCTAAATAGAACTCTCATGCACACACCAAAAGGACCTTATGTTGAAATGGACAAGTAATACGTTTAAAGATATCATAGAATTAAAAGATGGACCTGTAACCTATTCCGATAACGGCAGAGGTAATCTTAAGATGAGTAATCATCCTTATCCATATTCTATCAAAGAAGAAGAATTTAACTTTCTAAGAAATCTAATCGTAGATAACAACCTTCAACGTGGTTATGAATGTGCAACTGCATTCGGTATCAGTTCAACAGCAATTGGTTTAGGTTTCTTGGAAACTGGTGGTAAGGTCGTAACAATGGATGCTTACATTGAAGAATCTAAAGGCAATCCAGGTCACTACAGAGATATGCAACGTGAAGTGTATGATAAGGCCGATGGTTACAAATCAGTTAAGTATTTGATTGAACAGTTTGGTTTAGAGAACACACTCTTTCCAGAGATTGGTTGGAGTCCTGATGATACAGAGACTTGTGTACGTAGACATTTCTCTGAGCCACTAGACTTTGTATTCATTGACGCAGGACATTTCCCTGAACAAATGATTAAAGACATTGATGCATTCTTGCCATTGCTTGGTGAAAAGTATGTGTTGGCATTCCATGATGTGTATGACCACAGTTTCACACAGGCAGTACATGACCACTTATTCAACAAGATTGGTAAGAAAGTTGAGATTAAACTTTATTATCCTGCAGGTGAAAATATGGGAGTTGTGATAAACGTATGATACTAATTGCACACCGTGGTAATACTAATGGACCGAAACCACATTTAGAAAATAGTCCAGATTATATTGATTTAGCTCTTGAAGATGGATTTTCAGTAGAAGTGGACTTATGGTGTGTCGATGATGTTTTATATTTTGGCCACGACAATCCACAATATCTGGTGGATCCTGAGTATTTGATGGTACGTAAACAAACACTATGGATTCACTGTAAAAACAAAGAAGCATTCAGTTATTGTCTAAAGAACAAACTGCATTGTTTCTGGCACAACGTTGACGATTACACGATGACCAATTGGGGTTATGTTTGGGCATATCCTGGTAAAGAACCAGTGAACCACTTGACAGTATTGGTGATGCCAGAAAATATCTGGCCAACTAAGAAAACGATATCTCTTAATGCTTTTGGTGCATGTTCTGATTGGGTTGGTGAAATTCGTGATTACATAAATAGAATATAATATTAACTGCTGCAGAGGCGGAGATGAAATTTAGTCGGTTTATACAAGAGGCCAAAGGCCAGTCCAAAGTTATTGTCGTTTATGGCGGTGGTTTCCAACCATTTCACGCTGGTCATATGAGTAGTTATGAACAGGCTAAACGTGCATTTCCATCTGCCGATTTCTATGTTGCAGCCAGCAACGACACTAAGAATCGACCAATCCCATTCAACGACAAACAGTTCTTATCAAACCAAGCAGGTGTTAAGGATAAGTTTGTTCAAGTCTCACAACCAGTCAACCCAACTGAGATTCTATCACAGTACAATCCAGAAAAAGACATACTGATTCTCGTTCGTAGTGAAAGAGACCCCGTGAACTATACTAAGAAAGATGGTTCACCAGCATACTATCAACCATTCAAATCATTGAAGCAATGTGTACCATTTAACCCTAAAAGTGGTCATGGTTACGTTTATGTAACGAAGAAACATATATTCAAGGTTAAAGGACAAGAAGTTTATTCTGGTAGTCAAATACGTTCAATGTACTCTAAAGCAGATGATGCAGGACGTAAAGAGATTATCGGTGATTTGTATCCAAAAGCCACAAAGCCTGCAAAATTAAAACAACTACTAGACAAATATATCGGTGGCAATATGAACGAATCTGTGGACGAAATGTTTGAATCTTTATTGAATGAAGGTGTACATGATGCATCCATTTTCAAGGCAGTATTCTTAGCAGGTGGTCCAGGTTCTGGTAAAGATTATGTGCTTGACAATACACTTGCAGGTCATGGTTTAACAGAAATCAATTCGGACAGAGCATTAGAGTTTATGATGGACAAACAAGGCCTTGATAAGAAGATGCCTGATTCGGAAGAAGATAAACGTAACTTTGTTCGTGGTCGTGCAAAAACCATTACAGATTTGCGCCAACGTTTGGCACTACTAGGTCGTAATGGTTTGATTATCAACGGCACTGGTGATGATATTGAAAAAACTAAGAAGATTAAAGCAAGACTAGAAGAACTTGGTTATGATACCAAAATGCTTCTGGTTAATACACGTGATGAAATTTCTGCACAGAGAAACATTGAACGTGGCCAACGTGGTGGTCGTGCCGTACCCGAAACAATACGTAAAGAGAAGTGGGATTCGGTACAGAACTCACGCACAGAATATGCCAAGTTGTTTGGCACAAACTACATTGAGTTTGACAATTCGGAAGACTTACGTTCGGCAGACCCCGAAGTTGTAAAGCAAAAGAAAATGGAGTTGATGGATATCTTTAAGAACGTCCGTGAATTCACACAGGCGCCACCTAAGAGTGAACCTGCTGAGTTGTGGATTGCTTCTGAGATGGAACGCAAGAACAGGTTTGCAGTACCACCAAAACAGGCAGAATTGTCCGCACATGCCGATGGCCAAGGTGCCGCAGCTGACCAAGCACACAAACTTGGTCTATCATACTATGGTTTTGGTCGTTATGGTAAACAAGGTAAAGTTACACACCATACAGTCAATGGTAAGTTGGTTGAAGTGCCAAGAGAAAAACCAGGTGAGGTCAGTGTACCAACAACTGGTTCGTCAATGAAGAAAAAAGTTAATGAGAGCATGTTGGCTGAAGCAGTAAGTGTCACATTCAGTGCTGATACAATCGAAGAATTAAATAATGCTTTCAGCATGTTTGGTGTTGATGGTGAAGTTAAAGAAGAAGTTAAACCAAGTTTATCTAATACAAACAGTTTGGATGCTTTGACACATGGTACATATGAACCACCAATCCAAGAAGCATCTTATCCTGGTAATATTGGTATGATGGAAGTTATGAAGTTCCATCAGAAAGCCACACCAGAACAAAAGAAAGAGTTTAAATCGCACATGGCCAATAACAAACACGGCGATGCATGGAAGTTAATCCAAGATGTGTCTGGTGTTAAGTTGGTTGGTAAAGAATTCGAATCAAATGATAAATATGTTACTGATAAGAATGGAAATCCTAGAATTTTTATGTTGCGCCGTAATGCAGCGAAAGAAGCACACACGAAAGATGGTGAAGTGGTACAACAAGGTAGAGGTTATGTCGTCAAATTAAAGGAGAATAAAAATGATGAGATTTTTCAAAGGACTATTGAGTCGCAAACAAACACCAGTGGTAGAACAAGTCTTACCGAGTCCTACTCCAGTAGTAGAAGTGGTACAGGCACCAGAACCAGTGGTAGAATCACCGAAAGTGGAAGTACCAGTTCCAGTGCAGAAACCAGTGGTCAAATCAACGAACACTGTGGCTGCGAAACCGATTCCACCAAAAAACTCACGCTCTCAAAAATCAGGGAACGCCAAGCCGAGAAAATCAAAGAGTCCATCGACAAAGGCATAGAACCTGGATTATCCATGGCTGCGTCTGGTGAAAGCATTGGGCGTGACATGGGTGAAAAGATTAAAAAGAGGACTGGTAAAGCATCACAGGTTGTAGAAATGCAAGGTGATGAAACCGGTGCTTCTATTGGTGCTCAAAAAGAAGATGAGTTAAAGAAAAAAGGTATTTCTTTGTTATCATTTAAATCTAACAAGGCGATTGGTGCATGAAAACACTTAAACAATTTATAGAATCTGCAGCATGGCAGAGAAAAGAAGGAAAGAATCCTGAAGGTGGTTTAAACCGCAAAGGCATTGCTTCTTATCGTGCAGAAAATCCAGGTTCTAAACTGTCGATGGCAGTTACAACACCACCATCAAAATTAAAACCTGGTTCCAAGGCAGCAAACAGACGCAAATCATTCTGTGCTAGAATGGGTGGTGTTGATGGTCCAATGAAAAAGCCAAATGGCGAGCCTACTCGTAAGGCACTCGCACTAAGAAAGTGGAATTGCTAAGTGGCACAATATAAAGTAGAAACTGGTTCTTACGACCCAAAAATCTCCAAACATTTTGAAGTAATGATGTTGGCCAATGGTGCCAACGGAGAAATTGTATCAACAAGCAATCCATTGCCAGTAACTCTAGGTTCTAGTAATATTACAATTACCGGAAGTGTTAATGTTGGAACAACAGTTAATGTGGCCAGTACACCAGAAAATTCTGTCCATACACATATCACGGAAGTAGGTACCAGCGGCCTAATTGCTGTACCCTACATGCCCATTGGCGGAAATGTTAATGCTAACGTAACTTTTCCTAGCATATACAAAATAAGTAAAGATACTAATGATAACAGTGATAGCAACCGTATATTTGTTAATGCTAGTGGTACTGTGGAGTTGGGTACAACAACACTATCAGCATTGGAAAACACTACAGTTACTATTAGTGGCACACCTACAGTAAACATTGGCACTATGCCAGAAGTAGAGATTAAAAACGACAACGGCAATCCTATACCTATTAGTGGTAATGTAAATGCTACCCTAACTGGCACCAGTGCTGTAACTTTAGGAGCAGCGGCTACTGATGCGTTTGGTAGACTGCGTGTAAGCAATCCCTATACACTGTTTGATGGCGGACTGCGTTACTTTGACAACACATACAAGTGGGATCAAGTGGACACAGGAGCCGTCAGTTCCTCTTTCTTACCTAACGAAAGTTCCATACTGATGAACGCTACAGGAGCAGGATCAGCCATTCGTCAGACTAAACAGGTATTTTCTTACCAGCCTGGTAAGAGTCTATTGGTTCTGTTGACCTTTGTTATGAACACTCCTACCGCGGGCGTTACACAACGAGCAGGCTATTTTGGAGCAGAGAATGGTGTTTACTTTGAAGTGGCTGGTACTACAAAAAATCTAGTTATTAGAAAATACACTTCTGGTTCTGTAGATGATACAACAGAAAAATTTGCCCAGGCTTCATGGAATGGTGATAAATTAGATGGAACTGGAGCCAGCGGTATAACTCTTGATGTAACCAAAGCACAAATCTTTTGGACAGATATAGAATGGCTAGGTGTAGGAACAGTACGTTGTGGATTTGTTGTTAATGGACAGTTTATCGTTTGTCACAGTTTTCACCATGCCAACATATTAAACAAGGTCTATATGACCAGTGCTACTTTACCATTGCGATATGAACTAATCAGCACTGGCCCCGCAGCCACAATGCGAGCAATCTGTAGTACAGTTATGTCAGAAGGCGGTCATAGTAATCGCAGTTTTACCCGTGCTATAGGAACAGCATTAACTGGTAAAGACCTTAGCAATACAGTTTATAGACCATTAGTCTGTTTACGTATGAAGTCAACAGCCTTAGACTCTATCGTAGTGCCTACAGCTTTTGATGTGTATGGACTACAACAAGCAGCCTTTGCCTATCGCATTATTCTCAATCCCACACTAACCGGAGCCAGTTGGACCAGTGCTGACACAGACAGCACAGTAGAGTACGACCTATCTGCTACAGCATTATCCGGCGGTAAAGTAATAACACAAGGTATATTTTTAGGGTCTAACAAAGGCGGATCCGCTCAAGTTACTAGCAATGAAATAGACTTTAGCCAACAGTTAGGCAGGACCATAGCAGGTGTGTCAGACATATGGTGTTTGGCAGCGATAGCCACTACCAGCAACGATGATGCTGTGGGTATTGTAAACTGGCAGGAACATAACTAAAATTAACTAAAAGGAAACAATCATGGAATTTAAAGATAAAATCAACCAATCAGTTGCAGCAGCAGTTGCAAAAATTATGGAAAAAGCATTACACCCAAATCAACAAAAGTTGGATGTACATGAGCCAGAAAAAGATAAATTGACTGCTGATGATTTCAAAAAACTTCGTGCAGGCAAAAAACCTGAGATGAAGAAAGAAGAAATTGAGATTGAAGAAGAAAGTCATCAGTCTAAAACTACAATGAAACACATTCCAAATGCCTCACCTGCATTGAAGAAGGCATCTAAAGATATTAAACCAGGTGTTTCTGGCTATCAAGACCGTGTTGCTATGCTTAAAGCCGGCAACGTTAAAGAAGAAGTCGAAGCAATCGATGAAGTTAAGATGGCAGATTTACCATCAACTAAAGTACAAGGCCGTTCATATGGCGCATCTAAACCAGAAGCAAGTGCCTTTGATGTACTAAAAGGACCAAAAGAAAAAGAATTAAAATCTATTGAGTCTGAAAAGAAGAAGAAACCAGTTAATGAAGAAGATGCATATGACAAACATATGAAACCTTCAGATAAACCACACGATAAAGATGCAGCAAAGAAACGTGCAGAAACAGCAGCAGTTGCCGGTAGAAAAGCAATGACAAAAGAAGAAGTTGAATTGCAAGAAAAAATGTCTGCTTCTGCTGATGCTGGTGACTACATCAAAGATTTTAAGAAGTCTGATGCACCACAGTTTCAAGGTAAGTCACCAGAGAAACGTAGAATCATGGGTATTGCAGCATACTTGGCAAATAAAAAAGGTAAATGATGGCTAAGTCAGCATCTAAAGTTTTCAAATCAATCCGTTTTGCGAAATTGGATCCAGACCATCAAAAGGCTGGTCCTTTTTCCACGGACGATGAAGAACATTATACTGTTAGTACACAAGAGTATGAACAGCAAATTAAACACGTAAAGAAACGTGCCATGCAAGAAGACAAAGGTGCTTGTTGGGATAATTATAAACGTGTACCAGGTAAAAAACCATATTCTCCAGGTTCTTGCGTAAAAGAATCTTCACCAGAAGATGAGATGAATGAAGATTTGCGTAAGTGGTTTAGTAAAACTGATCCAGAAGGTGGTTGGAAAAGAATTAACAGTAAGGGTGATGCAATTGGTCCTTGTGCAAGAGAACCTGGTGAACCTAAACCAAAATGTATGTCTAACGAAAAGAGAGCGTCTTTAACTAAAAAAGAAAGAGCTTCTGCTGTTGCATCTAAAAGAAAACATGACCCTAATCCTGAGAGGAAGGGTGAACCAATTAACGTGTCCAACTTTGGAAAAGGAAAGATAAGTGAAGATATGGAAAATCTAAACGAAAAAAATGTGCCAACAAGTCCTGAGAAATGGGCGCAAGCCAAGGCACAGGCTAAATCTAAGTTTGATGTTTACCCTTCTGCTTATGCCAATGGCTGGGCTTCGAAAAAGTATAAAGAGATGGGTGGTGGTTGGAAATCTGTCTCTGAGGCAAAAGAAAAAACTGAGTATGATTATGAAGGTGATATGGCTCGTGGCCAATTACAAAGTGTAATCAACAATGCTCAGAGAGTGCATGACATGTTAAAAGATAATGATAATCTTCCTGAGTGGGTACAATCTAAAATCACATTAGCAGAAGATTACATTTCAACAGTTGCTAATTATATGATGAGTGAAATTGACGAAGCGGTTAAAGAAGTTGGTGATGATCCAACTGGATCTTCTGCACAAGAAACTCTGGTGAAAAAAGGTGGAAAGACCACTGTTGCCAAACCAATTGCAGAAGCATCTTCTGTTGCAGTGAGAATGCAGAGAGCTTTAGACCGAATTAAAGCAAAGCGTGAAGCATCAGAACAACGTGGCCGAGAAGTTTTACAACCAAAGAAGCCTGAACCTGTTAAAGAAGATGTTGAACAGTTGGATGAATTGTCGCCTAATGCATTGAGTAATTACATGAAAGCTGGTCACAAGAAGTATGACAGTATCAGAAACAACACCGATTCAGCATCAATGGCCAAAAAGTCCAAATTAGAAACTGGAATTAAAAAGGCTGCTGCCAAAAGATATCCCGCCAAACCATCTACACCTGAACCAAAGAAAGACCCGAACAGTCGAGGTTACGAACAAGGCCGTTACATGGGTGACAGCGTTGAACAAGACGAATCTTTAATTGAAGGCATGATGGGAGACACTGGTTGGCAAAAGTCTAAATCCAAAACAGATACAGTTACCGATAAATCTGGTGCAGTTCACACAGCACAGTCTAAGGTCAGAGATTTGGCACGTAGAGCAATGAAAGCTGCCGGTGCAAAACAAGTTAAAAGTGTAGGTACTAAGTCAATGAAAGAGTCTACACTAGTCGAATCACGTAAAACAGATATCATTAAAGATGCAGTGAATTCTGCCAAGAAAAAGAAGTCTGCACCTGATAAATTCGAATCGGAACCAGTTTTGGATTCACAGATTCAAAAAGTTGACAACACATAAATATAACAATAATTCTAGGAGAAAAACATGCCTTTATTTTCAATGACAGACGCAAACACAGGTGCACCAAAGTGGGCAGTAGCCGGTGGTTTGGGTGTAGCCAACAACGGCCACGACTTATATGCTAACTCAACATCCAGTGCATTTGTTACTGGTGCCGCAGTTGGAGTATTTGGTGTGTCCGATGCTGAGATTGCTCTATCTACAAACAAAGCAAACAAACCTGCTCACACAGGTTGGGTTCTAATTAAACAAGGTACTGGTAGTCGCACCGGCCGTGTACAAACTGAAGTTTTGGTTGCTGGTGGTATGAGTGCTGATGCAGCCACTGGTGCCAACGACAACATAATGTTCGCCAATACCTAATATAAACTGGAGTTTCGACTCCACTATTAGATATGACATTTAAATCATTCCTTAAAGAGTTCTATTCTATAGAACCTAATCAGGCCAAGGAAGCACATGAACCGACTGGTGAATCTTCATCATCGGTTCAAAATCCTATTGTAGTATCCGAAATCAACGCTCAGTTGTATAGAGAATTGAACGTTGATGGGTTTAGAGTTGCACAAGATGGTATACAGAAAGTTCGTAAGGTATTAAATTCCTTTGGACTAGATATACCTGCGCTATATGAATTGGATGTTGAAGGTGACGAAATTACCTTTGACATTCATCAGTTTGACAATCCAGATAATATGGTTTATTTGTATTTGTTGTACTACCTATCAGACGCAGGTAATTACGAGTTTTATGCACAAGTAGGTGACGAAGAAACAATTAACGCACTAGTCACCGAAGAACCAGAAGAAGATTAATGTCCTTTGATAATTTAAATAATGATAATATAATGTTATATGCAGCCAAATCTTATGATAAGCCTGACTGCATAATGAGTGAGTTCAAGGAGGACATGAAGAGGTTTAACTACCTCAAAAGATTATTTCAGAGGTATCGCAGGTATGATGAGATGCGTGAAAGGTTGGTTCTAAACCACCTTATCGTCATATACAATGTGTTCGGAGTAGAGGTCGCAACTAGAATGTTATTCTTTAAAGTTGCCAAAGATGATTATGCTGTGTTGAAAACGTATTTGTTATTTTTAAATTACATGCCACAGGTTATACGTGGCATTAAAGGACAAGATTTATTATCTTCTGATATTGCGGTTGATATGAGAATCGCAGAAGTATTAAGGAACATAAAATGATAAAGTTTAATGAGTATACAGTTTTAGAAGAAGGTCGTCCTTCTCAACGCCATCCACTAGAAGGCCACGAATATCATAGGAAGTCTGATGAGGCATTGATACACATTGCCAAAGATGCACACGCAGCTGCAGAAGCAATGAAGTCACATAATGTGACCGCAGAGAACAAGTATCGTGACCAAGCAAATGATTCTGCAACAGTCAGACACTATCGCAAAACTCATGGTATGAAAGACTGGTACAAAAAGAAATATGGTCACATGAAAGAAGATGCACCAACTAACTCTGTTGGTACTGGTGCAGAAACTTCATTGCCACCATCAGTAGAACCTGGTGTTAAGAAGAAGAAAGTACCTTCATTCATTTCATATGTACCACGTAGGACTCCTCAGTAATGTGGTACTTGCAGTTTTTTCCCCATTGGATATTTTATGGTATACTTGGCATAGGTATATCCGGGATAATATTCAGTAGATTTTTACCTTTTTATTATAAAACTGCCGTACAGGCAGTTTCTTACATTGCTTTTGCATTCGGTTTGTTTATGGCCGGTGCAGTTAAAGGCAGCGAATCTCTATTGGCTGAGATGAAAGATTTGAGAGAGAAGGTAACAGTTGCTGAAGAAAAATCTGTAGAAGAAACAGTTAAGATTGAAACCAAGTACATTAATAAAACACAAGTTATACGTGAACGTGGTGAAGATGTACTCAAGTATATTGACCGTGAAGTGGTGAAGTATGATAGTACTTGTGTTATACCAAAAGAATTTGTTGAGGCACATAACAAGGCAGCGGAGAAATTAAAATGAAATTTGCTTTATTATTGGTCGCATTATTGACTGGTTGTTCTACTGCAGTACCTGTGGTAATG